GGTAGATACCAACGAAGATTTAAGCCAGCTGACCCAGACCCGCCCCTCGGCTGCTTGGGTGGGCATGATGACCGCCATTGAGCGCGACATCGTCCGACTGCTCCCTTACGAGTATCAGGTTACCCCTGGAGTCCTCGGCGGCAGTTCAGTCCGTCTCGTGGCCGGCCGCGTTTCACGATGGGCCAATAAATGGCAATCCATCCTGATCGACAACCTCGACCGCGTGTATGATTTCGTAATCGCCGATGCGATTGCTAAGGGTAAAGTTCCTGATGACCCCGACTTTAACCGCAAGTCATGGATTACGCCGCGCGACGTCACCGTTGACGCTGGCCGCGAAGCCTCTCAAGACCGGGCCGATCTGCAGATGGGCCTCACGACTGCCCAGGCTATCCTCGGCAAGAAGGGCATGACTTACGACGAGGTGCTTGAACAGCGCGCCGTTGAGATGGAGAAGCTCGTACAGAAAGCCAAGGACCGCAGTCTGCCTCTTTGGATGCTTTACCAATCCGCGTTCAACTGGCTCCAGCAGGGTCAGGCTTCGGCCCAGACTCCTCCCGACGTTGCCGACAACCTCGACCTACCCCCTCCTCCTACAACTCCATGAAGTGCATTATCGACGGTCTATCAGGTGAGCCAATGCTCTGCGACCCTATCAAGGCCGCGAACCATTTGAAGTACGCAGAGAAGTACGGCGTTATCGACGGCGTGCTCGATATGTTCTTCAACCCTGTTGTGAAGCCCTACGTTACGCAGAACGGTACGGGAGTCATACAACTGCAGGGCTTCCTGGCTATGGGCCTTACGAAATTTGACAAGATGACCGGAGCCTCTGACATGGGCGACATTGGCGACGATATCGACGAGATGCTTGCCAACCCTGCCGTCAAGCGCATCGCCTTTGAGATTGATTCACCCGGCGGCACTGTCGTCGGTACGCCCGAACTGGCCGACAAGATTGCCAGCATCCCGCTGCCGACTATGTCCTATGCCCGCAAGCTGATGGCAAGTGGGGCATATTATACTGGAAGCCAGGCTGACTACGTTATTGCCAGTCCCTCGGCTGTCGTCGGTTCCATCGGTGTGATCGCCGTGGATGAGTCCTACGAAGAAGCCTTTGAGAAGATGGGCATTAAGGTCGAAGTCTTCCGTTCTGGAAAGTACAAGGCCCCGAACATCGCCGGAGAAGGATACACCGAGGAGATGCGCGAGATGGAAAACGAAACCATCAAAGCCATGCACGAGGAGTTTAAGCAGACTGTCCTCCGCAAGCGCTCGATGGCTTCCCGCGACGACATGGAAGGACAAGTGTTCACTGGCCGCGAAGCTGCCGCTAAGAACCTTATCACTGGCCTAGCCTCATCCTTTGCCGAAGCCCTAGTGGCTTTCGAGCAAATCGCTTAACCTTACCCCCACCGCAATAGTATATGACTATCGAAGAACGCTTCAAGGCCGCCGAGGCCGCTGTCGTCTCCCTTACTGCCGAACGCGACGACCTCCGCAAGACGGTCGAAGCCTCGGTCGTTGACGTGTCCGCTGAACTCGACGCCGCCAAGGTGACCGCCGCTTCCCAGGACCAGAAGGTTCAGGAACTCGAAATCGCTCTTGCCGAGGCTAACGCCAAGGTCGCCGAGCTAGAAGCCTCCAAGGCCACCGGCTCTGCTGAAGCCGCCGTCATTCTCGCCGCCTCTGGCGTTGACCCGGTCGCCGCCCCTGTCGCCCAGGCTGTCCAAGGTTCCATCTGCGAGCAATACGCCGCGATGCCTGTCAGTGCCGAACGCCGCGCCTTCTTCAAGAAGCATAAGGCTGTCCTCTTTTCCGCTAAATAATCTCTACCCCCCAAATATAACATACTATGGCTAACACCATCAACGCCGCCCTGATCGTCGACACCGTCGCCGAACTGAGCCTTACCGCCCTCTCGAACCGCCTCGCTGGTCTCGCTAACTTCTCCTCCGATTTCTCGGCTGATGTGAAGCGCCCGATGGACGTGGTTCAGGTTGCTCTCTCCACCGCTGGCAGCACCACGCTGACCAACCCGACGTCCTTTACCTCCATCGGTGCTAGCACCCTTGGTGCGACCGCCGTCACGATGGCCCACCTTTACCAGCCGTTCGGTCTCTCGTACGCTGATATCCAGAACGGTATCCGCCTTGAGAAGATTCTGAAAATCAACATGGACAAGTTGGCCGATTCCATCTGGGCCGCCGCTACTGCTCCTATCACGGTTGCTAACTTCGGCGCTGCCACCTACACTGGTGCTGACTCGACTGTTACCCCTGGCTCTGCTGCTCTCCGTTCCCTCTGGGCCGGTGTCTCCAAGGCTGGTCGCAAGACCCTGATCGTTAACCCTGGCATCTACAGCCAGCTTATCCCGACCTCCACGACTGGCCTTGCTCTCTCGGCTGGTGCTTACGGTTTCGACGGTGGCGTTTTCTACGCTAACCTGTTCCCTTCTGAGGCGAACCTTTCTGGTTTCGCGTGCAGTTCCGAAGCCATCGCCCTCGCGGCGGCCGCCCCGTCCTTTGAGAACGTCAGCGCTGACTTCCTCGTTAGCGAAGTCGTCCCGATCGAAGGTCTTGGTATCTCGGTCTACTACAACGTCTGGGCTGACCCCTCGACCCGTAACCTCATCGGTTCCATGGAACTGATGTTCGGCGCGAACAAGGGCATCACGACTGGTACGATCGCCTCCGTCTACAGCGCCTAATCTGGGCTGACGGCCTGAAACAGCCCCCAGCGATGGGGGCTTTTTTGTATCTCCAATTCCCCACCCTCCCAACCTATGAGCATTTACGATACATTCCTGCCAGATTTTCAAGGTCTCCTAGCCGATATTGGCGTCCCGGCTACGGTCGGGGCTAACCTGTTCCTCGTCGGCCTGTCCCGCCCCATGAACACCCCTAAGTTCGACTCTGGGGGTTTCGTTGACCAGAAGATGTGGACGGTGCGTTTCGCCGCCGCTACGGCCCCTTGGACGGCTTCCGACGGTCGGGTTGGGGGTCAGGTCGCCACCATCGTCTCTGGGGTCCCTATCGCCGCCCTGGGCGAAGGTAAGAAGTTCACGGTTAACGGTCAGGTCCTCCGGGTCAAAGGCCAGTCCTACAAACAGACCAGCGCCGTCATCGAGCTAGAGTGCATCGACGACAACCAGTAATGGCTAAGAAGTCGTCACCGATTGACCCTAAGTCAAAGGCCGACTTTGACGCGGCTATTGCCCAGTTCGCCGAGGACGTGAAGGTTCACGTTAGCGTTATCACTAACGAGCAGATGCGCCTGTTGCTCAGGGATGCTATGACCTTTACCCCGCCTATGCCCAAGGGCGGTGGCCGTGGCCTGAGCGTGGCCGCCCACAAGGCAGGCATGGGCAAACTGGCAAAGGATGTACGGCGTATTTTTATCCCCATGGATCAACCCCGTAGGGCTATGCCGGTGCTTATGCGTAAGGTAATTAATTCTGTAAGAGCCAATGACCAGGAGGGCTTCCGCAAAATCTATGACAGCATAGACACTGCCAAAATCCCCGGAGTGTCCCCTATCATGCGTAAGATTCTGCAGGATACGAGCTACACGCGAGCGTTTGCCAAGGCTCAGAACTACCTAAACAAAGCCAATATCTTTGGAAACATCGGAGCAATCGAAGGTCCGACTAACGACCTACGCGGCATCCACGACAAGTATAAAGCCAAGGTCGGTGGACGCTGGCCTAAGAACGCCCCTTCGCCCCGCCCTCAATACATGGTAGGAACAGCCATGTATCTTGAAGCATATATCGCCGAGCGCCAACTGAAAGTTGGCTACACTAAGGCCGCTTGGGCTACAGCCCTAAGAATGATGCCCCCGCTTATCAGTTCTAAGGGTAGCGCCCGAAACTATGGGGTTTATGACGCACCATGGGTTGACGTTAACCGATCGGCAATGGGTCAGTTTTCCATGAGCCAGACGCCTCAAAGCACGTCTATGACCGCAACTAATCTGATTGGTAACGTAAACAACATTGCAACCGATGCCGACATGGTAAACATTGTCTATGGCAACCGAGTTAAGCAGATTGCCAACAACCCAGAAAGCATTAAGGCCCGCCTAGCTGAATCCGTAGAGCGAGCCAACCGCAAGAAATAACACTTTACCATGGGCACTAAATCTTCACGTCAAATTCTAGAAGCCGCTATCGCTTCTCACCTATCTGCCCAGACCGAGCTGGCAGGTGTGTCTATCTACACCGGCGACGGCGCAGATACCAACGTACTGCCCAAGGCCATTGTCCTTTGTGACTCTGCTAGGGCTCCTAACGATATGCCCCAGGGGCTGGGCAACTACTCTTGCGGTACGCGGATCACGGTCTTCTCCTCTGCCGACGATAACACCCTAGCCCAGCACCGAGCCCGATGCGCTGCCGTGGCCGGGGCGATGCAGGACCTTACGGCCATCAAGGCAGTCTTTGTAACCGGGGGCGATGCCCTCTGCTACGACGTCACCCCCCAGTCCGAGGACGAAGGGGTTAACGAACGCTCCTGGGCCTCTGTCTTTGCCTACGATATCCTTATCGTGGTCAACCCTCAGCCATAACCTTACCCCCTAAACAATAGATATACCATGTGTGCAGCAATCGTACAGGGCATTTCGGCCATCTATGGAATTGGAAGCACCACCGTTTCCAACGCCGTGGTTCAATCATATACTAACGATGGTGAGTTTAACTCTGAAGCCACCGTTGTAGATGAGGATGGCCTGACGGTTGCTTGGCGCGGCGACGATAGGAAGACCCAGATTACTGTGGAGTTAATTGCAACCAGCACAACCATGCCTATTCTTGGGGCTTCCTTTACTATAGCAATTAACACTGACAGCTCTTACACGAGTGGTGCTCCCGCCGCTGGTTTTGTTGGCTGGGTGACGAAAATTTCTGATAAGGGATCTAATAAGGGTTATTCGGCTATCACAGTTACCGCAGTCGGCTACGAGGCCGTTATCTAACCAATGGACAAGCGCGCCCTTAGCGCGTTCACTGACCCGGCGCGTCTAACGATGCTGGGCAGGTTCGTTGACCCGTTTTCCATGCTACGCCGTGTGCAACTGGAATCTATTGAGTCTCCCTTTGTTTCGCCCGGTAAGGACGTCCGTCCGATCGACCTCCTGATCGCGGTTAAAATCTGTGCCGGTGAGCCTATCGGCAAACTTAGCCTGAAGGATTACTTTTACCTTGGGCGCATGAACTCCAGCGAAGTCTACTTTGTTAAGCAAATGTGCCGCTTTACCGAGTTCGTATTGATTGAGTCTTGGCCTAAGTTCTGGGAGAAGAAGGCCAAGCACCATAACTCTTCAGGGATGCCCTGGGTGCTTACTGTGGTCTGTAACCTGATGGCCCACGGCGTATCCGAGGATCGCGCCTGGACTATGCCGGAGTCTCAGGCCATCTGGCTGCACTCTTGTTTTGCAATCAGCGAAGGAGCCGACATGAAGGTATTAACCAAGGAAGACGAAGACCTGATTGCTAAACTAGAAACCCAAAACCAATGAGCAATATTGTTAAGTTCAGCATCAATGGAGACACCAACGCCGAACAGGTTGTTGGACGCGCCAAGGGAGCAATGTCTGGATTAGAAAAGCAATTAGATGGCATCGGCAAGAAGTTCGGAACAGGGTTTAAGGATATTTTCCTATCCTTCCTTGGCCCTATGGCGTTGCTTGGAACGGCGATGTCGTTCATCGGTAAAATGATTGCTGATAATCAGAAGAAACAGGAGGATGCCACCAAGGCGGCCATTGATGGAACTAACGCCCTGATGTCAGCCGAGGACAAGTATTACGCCAACAAACGTAATAACGAAAAGAAGGCCATACAAACAACTGAAGAAGCAGCTGTTGCTCGTTCAGAAGTAACTAAAGATTTCTTGGAAAACGATCCTAGGGGCCAGAAAATATTTGATAACGCATTTACGGAGAAAACTTTTGGACAGCCTTTTAGGAAAACCACTCCTGGTCTAATTAGTGATGACCCGGCCATTCAAGCAAAAGTTCAAGCCTTGATCGCCGAGGACATGAAGAAGAACCCTGCAGCCACTGGCCCCAGCGGTACACCTTTCAAATCCCCTGATGGCTTTGGCAACGTGATTGGCGTAGGCGCTAACCCAGTGCTTGAGGCCATGACATCACAACTGAATGAGGCCAAGCGAACTAACGATCTATTGGCTGCTATTGCCAGCGGGACTGGAGCTCGCACAACCAGCTGGTTAAACGCGTCAGAATCTCCCGCGCCTTCCCGCGCATCTTTACTAAAGAGCAAATAACTTTATGGCACGCGACGACAAAGGAAACGATTTAACCGCCCCGGTTCAACAGCCAGGCGGTAAGTTTAGCAACGATGGCTACGGCCTTCTTACGGCTACGGTCGTCTGGAAAGCTAACACGGATAACGATTTGTCCGTCGGGAACCGAGGCTCGACCTGCCCTTTAAATCCAGATTTAAACGCGCACAAGTTCTCCGTTACTTACGACAACCTTGGTATGATTACGATCACTGTAGACTATATCGGCATTGACAGCACTGTTAACGAAGGCTTGTTTACCAACCCGGAGGTCGGCGCGTCTAACGGCCTGACTTCTGAAAACATCAGCACAAACCCTAACTTCTTCACCACTGGTGGGGATGGTTACGTTGGTTTGATTGCTGGCCCTCAAGGGTCTTTTGCACAGTCACCGCTTGGCCCACTGGTCGAGATTAAGAACGTTGGAGAATATGTCCAAGTTGTCGTTGGCGATACTGTTGCCCTGGTTAACAAAAAGCAGTCATACATTGGACAGCATGGGGCTTGCTTTGAGTCCTCAAACGGTGGCCGATTCATCGGTTTTGTCGACCCTGCTTATCGCCACTTCTACGGTAAGACAAACTACCTTGCCCCGCAGTCTTCCTTCTCTGGACATTTCTACACGACTGAAGATGCCGAGGTTCAAAATATTATTTCATACCTTGGGACTACTTCTTACGACAACGATTGGGCGGGCGTCCTTCCTTTGATTGTGCCTGAGTACGCTGGCACTTCTTGGCACGCTTCAGCTGAGAATGGCGGCTACAACCAGCTTTTGCTTGCCCAAGTTAATGTGCAGGATTACGGATCACTCTATAAGGTAAACTACGAGGTGCGATATAGCGTGCAGGGATGGCCGGATGAAGTCTACCGCGACTCTAGCATTATGTAATCTGATGAGCATTATCCAGCCCGGCGACGGATATACGTTTAGTGAATCCTCCAGCGGGGTTACTCTGGATATTAGTAAGCCATGGACTCCTCCGGTTGGCGATGGCGTTTACCTTGGGGTTACGTTTCCAGAGATTCTGTTTCCTGATGTCAACGGCCCCGGCGTGCCAGACTTGCCAGAGACTTTAATCCAGCAATTCCAAGTCGAGACCGTTGTCGTAGGCGCTACCCAGTATGTCCGTATTGCTCAAGGCGCTGTAAATTTCACTCAGAGCAATATGCCCTACATCTACAAGGGGGCGGTTAACGATACGCGTCAGGCTTGGATCTACGCGGCGGCGGTTCGCCCTGGTATCACGGCGGTAGACGGACTCGACCCCTACAGCCCATGGATGGAGAACGGCGGCTATTATGCTATGCCCGCAAGCGGCACTTACTACGTCACTATTTCCAAGCTAGATATTACCTCATCGGCTGCCACTTCGCCCTTAATGCAGGAGATGGCCCCGTTTGTTTCTATCTTCGAGGAGAGCGACCCACTTTACGCAAAGATTTTCTCGCAGACTGGTGCGTCCCAGTACCTGAATATGACCAACGTCCAGAAGATGGCTGGCTATGACGCAGACTCGACTGGCCTCTCTGGAGACTTCGGCAACTGCCATACGACTTGGTTCCTGCCTGTCCACTGGGGCTACTCGGTTAAGTTAATCGCAGTCATCTCTACCTTCACCCCTGCGGTTGTTACGCCTACGATTACAGTCCTCCACGCGGCCACGGCTACCAGCAACGAAGTCCACCGCATCACCCTCCCGCCAGATGCCAAGAAGATGGGGAGTTTCCAGCTGCAATATGCCCCCGGCTTTACCTCGGATACCACCGACCCTTTTGACCCGTTTAACCCTTTGAACAGTGGCAACCTCTCCGGCCAGTTCCAGTGGAACCTGGCTAACGCTCTAAAGGCTATTCAAACCCTGAAGGGAAGCACCAGCGTAACGGCATCAGGCCAAGACACGCTAGATATCACCTACTTCAATAATCTAGCGAACACTGCGGTAGCCCTGCCTTCAATCATTAACAATACAATTGGCATCCCGACGACCACCTTTGAGGTTTCCCAACAGGTCATCGGTTCAATCGACCTTTCAATCCCTCTGAACTTCATCGGCACAACCTTGATGAATGTACCGGGCTGGACCGAGGCCGCCGACGATCCGTATAACGAGTATGAGACCAATGGCTGGAACGATATTTCAAACTACCTCCAGAGAGACGCGCTGGAAAGCATCGTTCCTAACACCCTAGCTTACTATGAGGAATATGTCGGACCTGGCGACTGGACGGCTGCCGATTACTCATGGCTTGCCCCTGGCAGCTGCATCAACGAAGACACCTGTTTCCCGTTCAAGGTTCGCCGCAACGGTTTTGCGACTTCCATTGTCTGGGAGATTTGCCCTGGCTCGGTCAACGGACGTATGCCCGACCCGGCCTTCGACACATTCGAGGATACCGACTGCTTCGTCTGGCTCAAACTGTGGTACAACGGCAACAAGTTCCCAGAGGACGCGGCCTACGGCATCGTGGCCGAACACGGCGCTACCGTTCCAGCGGATTCCGACACCTACGGGTATATCCCGATTGCCCAGATTACCGGGGACGTGGTCACTCAACTAGTCACTGGGTCGCTGTGGGCTGACCGTATCAAGCTGGGAAGCCTGACGGCGAAGTACTACTACTCTCGCGTCTAATGGCCGCGGACGTCATCACTTGGGCGAGGCTTAGGGCCCCTATCGGTAACGATAGCACGTTCTTTACTGGTAACGCAGCAAAGAATAATGTTACTTATAGCACCACGACTCCTGGCAATCTGTTCGTTTCAACGGATGGATTGAGTATGCTGAGGACTTACATTAACCCACTAAATGCAATCCGTGTTTTCAGTTTCCCTGATTTTTCTTATCAAACCAATGGACAGTTTAAAGATAGGGCAACAGCCTACGAAGGATATAGGTGTCTAACAGACGATCAGGTTGATGAATTAATTGGCGAAACCGTTACCTATACGCCTCTTTTCGGTACTGGGACTTCATTTGTAATGACCTCAGCCTTTTGGACTAACTTTGGTCAACCTACATCTGGCGTAGGCCCCATTACGGCCATCGGTAAACTTACCATCGTTTAGCCCCCCCTACCCTACCTTTTGAACAATAAGTAGTCATGGCTAACACTGCTAATTTCTCGCGGGGAGACACCTTCGGGTGCACTTGGACATGGACGCCCGGCGCTGGCGAGCCCGCCAACCTGATCGGAACGGCCATTACCTCGACCTTACGCGACCGATGCGGTAACGAGTACCCCTTGACGGTTACCTTGGCTGGTGGCGGCCTGTCCTTTACGACGAACTACACTGGCGACACCTCGGAGTGGGCGCTGGGTCAGGCCAACTGGGACATTAGGTTTGTATTCCCTGGCAGCCCTACCACGCACTCTAGCATCTTCCGCGTAATCATCGAACAAACCATTACCCAGTCCTGATATGGCTACCATTACCGGCACGTTCAACAGCCTAGTTTCAGGCACTCTCTCTGGGGTCATCGGCACGCCGGGGCCAACTGGGGCCACGGGAGCCACGGGAGCCACTGGAGCCACGGGAGCCACGGGAGCCACGGGCGCTGGCGTGGCTGTCGGCGGTACTACGGGGCAAGTGCTCCAGAAACTTTCTGGGGTCAATTACGACACTGGCTGGGCTACCCCTTCCGCTGACTACATCACGGCGGTCACGGCCCCCCTCTCGGTTACCAGCGGAAACCTGTCGGTCAACCTGTCGACCTACCTTCCCCTGGCTGGCGGCACGATGGATGCTAACGCGACTGTCGAACTGTCTGACACGGTGACCGGCACAGTCAGTGAAGTCGGCGGCTACGGCTTTGCGGTGTCTTCGTCTACCAACATCAACCTCAAGACGAACGTCCTCTTTGACCGCGTCCTCGTGGCCGGTGCTGTTGGCGCGACGACCATCAAGCCAACCGGTGTAGAGTTTCCTGATCTAACCCTCCAGACTTCTGCGGGCATCAGCGCGGCCACGGCGTCGGCGACCTACCAGACTCTGGCGGGAATGTCGTCGTACCTCACGACCTCGACAGCGGCATCGACCTACCAGACCCTGGCAGGAATGTCGTCTTATTTAACCACGGCCACCGCCGCCACAACTTACGCCCCTATTGCCGCCGGCCTTCCGACTGGCGGGACTGTCGGGCAGGTGCTCACCAAGAACAGCGGCACGAACTTCGACGCCTCGTTTGCCACCCTGATCCCCGGCGACCGCTACCTGACGACCTCGACGACGAGCAACGCAGTCAGCAACGGCAACAAGACCTTTACCGTTGGGACGGGCCTGTCGTACACGCCGACCCAGAACATCACGATTTCCTACGACGCCGCGCACCATATGCACGGCGAGGTGCTGACCTACAACTCTGGCACGGGTGTGCTGACGGTGAACATCAACAACCACACCGGGGCGGGAACCTACTCCTCTTGGGTGGTCAACGTGGGCGGCGTCACCCCTGCGACCTCCGTAGCCTGGGGAGCCATCACCGGCACGCTCGGCGATCAGTCCGACCTAGCTACCGCGCTCAACAACAAGCTGGAAGTCTCGACGGCGGCATCGACCTATTACCTGCAGACCAACCCGTCTGGTTTCATCGGAGACGCTCCTTCGGACGGATCGACGTATGGCCGTAACAACGGCGCGTGGGCAGTGGCGGGCGGCGGTGGCGTCCCTGAAGCACCGATTGACGATTACGTTTACGGCCGCGTTAACGAGACTTGGTATCGTATCCCTGGCGTTCCTCCTTTCAGTAGCATTGCGGCTAATGTTTCTTCAATCAGTTCTTGGACGGCAACTGGTGCAAGCCTGTTCCTGTCTTCTGGAACGGTTAAAACTAATGACGCGGCTTCGATTCTATCGCTTACGATTACCGGTGGAGACACTTCTTCAACGACTATTGATTTCAGCGCAATGACTTCTTTAGTGACGCTAAATCTTTATAGTTTATCGTCAATGACATCTACCCCAAGTTTCTCGGCTTTGTCTGGTACTTTGCAAAATGTAGCCATTATAGGCAATTCTGCTATGACTTCCGGGCCGTCCTTTAGTGGGTTTACTTATCTGTCAAATGCTAGCGTTTCTTACAATACGGCTATGACTTCTGCTCCGGTGTTTAGCGCTGCACTTACAATTGTTGCAGTTAACTCTAACCCATCAATGACGTCAGCTCCTTCATTCAATGGCTTTGGAAATATCACACAGGCTCAGGTTAACAGCAATGTATTGATGACGTCAGCCCCGGACTTTAGCGGATGCTCTAGTATGGCTACTGTCGATTGCTCTGGTAATACGTTAATGTCTGCAACGCCCAACCTGTCTTCTTGCGTTTCACTTACTGCCGTTAACTGCA